GAGCCCTGGTTATTTACTTGAGACTGACCTCGTAGAACTCCCGGGTTGTAGTACTGTTTCGGTACGACGGAGTAGCGGGCGGAGAGCTCGTTAACGGAGGCTGTTCGATGTCGAAAGTGCTGTCTCGCGATGTATAAGGGCATTTTGATATGAAATTTGAATTCCACCATCTCGAAAGGGGTTGTGTGCCAATGTCTAAGCAGATACCTGAGGAGTCCTCGGTCTCCACGGGAAGACTTTGTCCCGTCTCCATAGCTGACCCGGGCTGCTTGAACGATTGACGTGTCCAGATCTTCTCTCGGCATGTGATCAACCAATCGTACAAAACCATGGTCCAAGACATCTTTTTGCATAGTGTTCTAATTCTTAGTTCCCTCCAAATCTTTAATCAAGTCGTCGAGATCTCGGTAGTACCTCTTAAGATCTTTCTCAAAACGTTTAGTCTCCGAGTGCTTTGTATCATTGAGATAGATCCAAGCCAAGTTTGACTTTGAATACTTTGTATTTTTTTGATTTTCATTGGGTCGTCTTGGAATTAATTTTGTAGACTTCTTGACCTTCTTCGTAGACTTGACTTCAACGCGATTTACAAAACTCAATGCTTGCATGACAGTGTCCGCCAAGTCATCTTTCTTTTTAGATTCCAAGAAGACTGGAAGCCAGTGGGTGTTAACGTCATCTTGACGTATGAATTCTTCACACCTCTCGATCGATACTTTCTTTCTTTTGAGATACTGTGATCGACCCGGACCGGCGACATCTGGAATCTTGTGACGCGCGTCATAAAGGATTGTCTCAGCGTCTGGACACTTGATGATAAAGTATGCGTGAAGGAAATGCATAACCGAGACCATCTTTTTGTTTCTATCTGGCTGCTTTTCTATGAGGATTGTATGGGCGTTGAGTACCCATGGACGAGCATCGAGGTGTTTTCTTAAAGAAACATAGATGCCGTCTGTGTGTTGAGGTGGGACACCTGATACATCCCATTCAACCACGAGGTTTGATGTTTCGTTGAGCAAACACATTGCGAGATTCTTTATACCAACATCGATACTCAGAATCATTACTTAAGGGACCTTTTATTTCTTTAATTACGTAATCGTCGTCCACCCCGATTATTACCACCCAGCATTGACGTTGCAAGCAAACCAACCACCAAAATCATGCATAAAATTGACATGGATCCAGAAATCCACGCATTCTTGGTGATGAAAGAAATGAAATTGAAACCACCTACTGCGGTATCCTTGATAGCTCCGGCGGCTGCATCCGCAACCTCCTTGACACCTTGAGCAACTTCACCGGCATCATTGAGAGCACGTTCTATGGCTCTAAAAGGATTTGATGTGTTGTATACCAACATCAGTAACAATGTACCACCCGCGGTGTACATACCGAGTTTCTTGAGACCATCCTTCGCAGCCGGTACAGCTTCGGTTGCATCGTCCGCAGCCTTTGCAGCACTTGGTGCTTGTTCAGAAACTTCTTTGGCTACATTTTTACCTTGATCACCCGCTGATTCACCCTTCTTAAATATTTTTCCGATGTCTTCAATTTTCTTTTTAGTGACACCCGACAGTTTTTTGGTTACGTCAACCAAACCTTCACCAACTGATTTTACTACACGCGCGGTTGCGTCGGCTACACTCGGTGTTTGTTTACCAAGTTTTCCAGCTAATTCTGGGTTAATATTGTCGATTGTTTTCAGTATTTCCGGGTCGAGATTTTTACCAATTTTAGCGAGTTGATCATCCGGAACATTTTTCAATACCTGGTTTAAATCGCTTACGTCTATTTTCTTCAATAGATTATTCATGTCACTTCGACTAATGGCTGACAATACATCACCAAGATCACCGGTCGATCTAATACTTTTTAACACATTCAGTGCTTCAGTTGAATCTCCAACAGACTTTACAGACTTTATGAACGCTGCCCCGCTCATAATTACAATACCCTGATATTTTTTTAGACGTCGTATATGTTCACTTGTTTACTCTCTTCAATCTTCTTACATGTTGGACCATTTCCGGTGTATCCTTCTTTACACGGTTTGTAACAAAGACCCGCATCCTTAACCTTGCCTTCTGGACAGTCTAATGGCGCGGGTTTACCGGCTCTAGAATACCTATTTCTTGGTTTATCACAAAACGAAGACCCAGCTGCACCGGATCTAAATTTGAAACCAGGTAGACATTCTCTATTACACGTGGAGCCTCTATACCGATACCCTTCGCGACACGGTTTTCTTTGGTAGAAACATTTCTTAAATGGGTTCGCACATCTATTACCTGGAATGTATGAATGTATTCCCTGAAGACATGTAAGTCCGGTATTCTTTGATCCCGGAGGACACGTACCTTCGCATTCGAGCGCGCTAGATTTATAACCCTCTCTACATTTTGGGTAACACAGTGCTCCCTTCTTTTCTTTGTCTGGACCACATCTCGTGGGTACGGTTCCAACACCACGACCGTATGTATCTTTTATAGCGCTTATAAGTTTTCCAATCCATGGTGATACACCAGGTATTAATGTCATGGCTGTAGCCATAGCAATTTTACCTGGGTCGCCAGACTTCCATGCGTCTATACGATTTTGCCAATCCACTTTATATGATCTTGTGATTGTTGTACCGAAAATCATTTCGGCATACTTTTGTGCTGTATTCATTTTACAATCATTATCCTTGAAATCAAGACCAACGCGTCTACAATATTCACCCGTGAAATCACAATCACCGCGATCGTAATTATATTTGACACCGTATGTCGATGGATTAAGACGTTGATTGTGTTTCGATGATTTCATACCATATTCACAGTTAGCTATGAGACCCCCATATGGCATGGCTAGGCATATCTTTTTCGATAGTTTCTTATCCACAACATTCGGTTTATGTTTATCACCTGGATTTGTTGCATTCACGACTCTGTATGTATCCGTATACATGGCGACGAATGGTGAATAATCTTCTGGAATTTTACCCGGCGCGCTCTTAAACGGGTTAGAATATTCGAGATGCTTCGATCGCATTCTCTCGTTGTACTGGTCGGCACCATACTTTGAGAGTGTGACACCAATTCTATCCTTTGTCGCTAAAAATGGAACCCTTTCGATTTCTTTTGACTTACCCTTGGCCGCATAAAACTCGTATATTATGTTATCGCGTTTTTGTGTGTTTTCCATGGCTTTGTTTATGGCCATTTCGAAAGCTTTTTCAATCTTTTCCGATTCTACCGGATCTTCCTTGCTTTCACTTAAAGTTTTGACTAAGAACTTGACAATCATCTCATCGTCCATAAGCTTGAATGCATCGGGCATAAATTCCGATAATAACTTTTGTTGGAGTTCTTCCTCATATCCCGGAAATGCAATGCTAAGTGGAAACGTCATCGGGTAGTTTGCGACACCCAATTGTCTCTGCATTTCTACATCAATATAATTTCGTTGGTGCCTCAATACTTCGTTTGCTTGGAAGTTGTTAAATCCAAATGGATCTGTCAAATCGAGAGCCAACGAAAACGCTTCCGTCGCGATAATTACAGCGATACATAATGGACCACATGAAGTCGCCACGGCGAATTTTGCTTGTAGTCGTGTTCCAATACCAACTGTTGCCTTCACGAGACCTTTCTTGGCAATCTTTGCTGAAACCTGTGCCGCGAATCTAGTCGCGGCACTCTTTGATACGAGGTTCAAAGCCAATCTTCCAGACGCTAAAATAATCTTTTCTGCCAAGAATGATACGATGACAACTTCGAGAATTTTACTTGTGATATCTACAGTTTTGCTAAACTTTGATCTAACGGCTGGATCATCAAATTCGCAACAATTATTGGCTATTGCGTGTGTACCTTGTGGACATTTTCCACCCGTCTGTGGTATGAGACACAATTTCTTATACTCGGTAGCGATTTCATCTTTCAATTCCTTAAGATCAATACCCGATTCTTTTGCTAATTTTTCTAGCTTTTGATCCTGTGCATCAATATACATCTGTGTCTCTGCGCTTGGTTTTATCGTATCACGCGCTAAATTATACATCAATAACACAGAAGACGACGACATAGACGACATTATCATAAAAGCAATGAGGACTAGTAGTATGGAAAATGAGTTATTGTTATTGTTGTAATAACCGACGTTATTCATCCTATTTAAAGGGTATATTTTTTTAATGTATAGATCATGTGGTGTTGGTGGTGTTGTCATCCATATGACACAGAACCCCTCAGCTTACCTTACAGATACGACGATCTTCGTAATAAATTTTCAACGGCTGGGAATTTCTGTTCCTGGAGTTGTATGAAATC